ACTTCAATATCAACTTTAGAGTCAAATGTTACTTTAGGGAAGTAATCAAATAACTGTAAAGGTGATTCTTCAAACATTTGATCTGGATCATCAGTTTCTATCTGATCTATTACACCACTTCTATCTTCATCTTCTACTTCAAATAAGATTATATCTCCAGATTCAGTTGTAAGAGCATTTGTAGAAACATTAGGTGCTCTTGATACATCAATGTCAACATTCTCATATGGGTCTCTATAACGGACAACACCAGTAGGAATGTTCTGCTGAACAGCAGAAGTGCTTAAATTCCACTTATCTACAACAGAGTTGAAACTTGGTCCTAAAACATATGGGAATTCAGGATTACCAGCAGTAGTATTGTCAATAGTAACAAAATAGCAATATCTACCAGTTGGATAATCAGGTGTTTTACAAAAACGACCATTATATTGGTCTAGATCCCCTAGTCCAAAAACATATTCGTAGTCTTCAACGAAAGAACCATATGGATACAATAGAGTTCCATTACTATCTGTATCCGTAAGTAAAGGTCCATCAGTTCTAACTGGGTATGGATTAGTTGCAGCATCATATATAAGAGCAGGTTTAACCCTGTATGAAGTACTCAATCTAGTTATTACAGAACCTTGGTCAGTTGGATCAGAATATCCATAAGGACCATAAATTGGGTTACCATCAAATGCCCAACCAATAATAGGTGAGTGAACAACAGAATCCTCTTTTTCTAGGATTGTACCAGTGTTTGACTCATAAAGGTTATCACCTAAGATATATCTTAGTGTTTGTGGGTTAGAAAGGTGGGCATATTCACCACCATACTGATTATTATATCCTTCAAATACACCACCCTTTGCAGAGTCTAAAGTTGCGGTTGATTGTAAGTTATAAGTCCACTCAAATACATTTGCACTGAATAATGCAGAAGATCCAACTGAATCTAGATTAATAATAGTAGTTCCTTGAAGATATCCAATACCTCGGTTAATAATCTCAATATTAGTAACTCTACCAGCATTTTCTCCATCAACGTCAATAGTTGCTCTAGCAACTGCACCAAAACCATCACCTTGAATAGTAATTTCAGGAGCAGTAGTATATCCAGATCCAGCAGATATAATAGCAATTGATATAATACGTCCATTCTGTACAATTGCTTGTGCAACAGCACCAGAACCAGAACTTAAAGTAACACTAGGTTTAGATGTGTATGCGGAACCACCAGAAGCAACGTTAATAGTTTTAATCGGACCTCTAACAGATGCGGTAGCAGCAGCACCAGAACCACCTCCACCTACAATAGTAATTTGAGGTTGTGAAGTATATCCAGTTCCACCAGAATTGATTAGAATACGTGAAACAACACCTTTAGTAATAATAGCGGTTGCAGCAGCTCCAGACCCTCCTCCACCGACTATAGAGACCAATGGTGAGGATGTATAATCAGATCCACCAGTAGTTACAGTAACTTCACTGATAGCACCGTCAACAACTACGGAAGCAGTAGCACCAGAACCTCCACCACCAGAAATTGTAATAGCAGGAGGAGAAGCAGCATCATAACCTGAACCAGCATTTGTAATGCCAATACTTGTTATAGCACCAAATGTCTTAGTTAAACTTGACTTATAAGACCATACAGAAACACCATTTACCCAAGTTCCAATTGGACCAGCACCAATTAAGTCCTTTGTAGAAATTGTAGTAGGTATTTTAGGGAATCTTGTTAATTTTCTTTGGTTACCAGGAAGAAGTGCTGATCCTGGGAAAGGTCCAATATTATAGTTTGGAATACCAGTAGAAGCAAGATAAACGTAATTGTCGTTAAAGAATGAGTTCTGAACGTTAGTCGTATAAGGACTAATAGCATTGTTTATTGCAGTACTAGTAGATTTACCTTTGTTAAGGTCAATAGATACCAGAATATTACCCTGTGGGATAACAGTAGCAGGTTGAGGTAATGCATATTGGAAAACAGTATCACTATCTCTAGATGTTACAAGGAATGTTCCATTATAAAGGATTGGGTTAGCACCATAGATGGTTACCTGATCTCCTACCAAAAGACCGTGATCATTCTTACAAGTAATAGTCGCGGATTGGTTATTAATACCACCAAATGCTACAGAAGTAACTTCGATTAATTTTTTAACGTTATACAACCAAGTTGTAAGTTCAGGAGTAGTTCCTGTTCCACCTAACTTAGAAACTGTTAATTTATCACCAGGTAAGTAGTAAGATCCAGTATCAGTAAGAGTTGTTTGTTGAGCATCAACGATACCAACAATATTCATCACCACTTCTTGAGGAGTTCCCTTATTAATGTAAACATTAAAGTTAGATTTTACCTCTGTAGCAGAATCCCAGTCCTCAACTACACCATTTACTGATCTAGTACACTCAATGAACTGGTTTAATGATTTTTCCTTATATTGAACAATTTCTCTAGTATCAGTTGAACTACCAATAATAAATTCACCGTTTCTTTCAGGCCAACCAATTGTAGAGTCAACAGTAATAATAGATTCAGTTTTATTAAGCGGTTCTGCTAATTTTGTCTTATAAGGAACAATAAAGGTTCCCGCAATAGTTTCTTCGGAAAGAACTAATTCATATATGGTAACTTGTGATGTTCTAATTGAAATATAATTTTCTACAAGAGCACTTGCTTCTTTAACATTAAGGTCAGCAATATCCGCTTCTTGGGTTAAAAGACCGTCTTGAATATCTGTAGGATCACCACTAACTAAAGTAGCACGCAAAATAGTGTCAATAGACCATGTTGCAGCAGATGGTTTGATTATCTGATCTTTAGGATAAGATATACTAACTGTCTCACCATAAAGTAGTTTAAAGAGATATCCAATACTGTATGATGTTCCTTTAGAACTATAAAAGTCCTTAATTGTCTTAATTGCTGTTCTAACATCAATTTTAGAGTAATCTAATGTAGGAACATCTGGTAAATACTGTTCTGTGTACTTGTCAAGTAATCTCTTAACAAATAACGCATCTAAGCACTTAATTGGTTCATCTACCGCATGTGCAGATGCAATAGTATTATTTGTAAATATTGCGTTACCACTTTCCGTATAAGAAGTAATAGAAGACGCAGCACGAGCACATCCAGTCAATTGTGCCTTCTGATATCCGCTACCAGCTTGATTTACTGTAAAACCAGTAACTTCATTTAAACCAATCTCCGCAGATGCTTCAGCAGCAGGAGGTGCTTGAATAACAACCACGGGAGGAGCAGATTGACTGTATCCTCCACCAAAAGCACTAATATTAATATCTGTAATCTGACCATTGAAGATTGATGCAGTTGCTATAGCACCAGTTCCACCAGCATATGCACCAGTAGCATCAGTTCTGTTATCTACGATATAAACAGAAGGAACATCACTATAACCTACACCACCACTTAAAAGTTCAATATTTGTTACTCTACCTTGATTATCAACAGTAGTTTCAAGAACTTGAGCACCTACTGGGTCAATAACTGCCATTCTAGGAGTAGATGTATACCCTTGACCAGCATTTAAAATGTTAATGGATGTAATTTCACCATCACTACTTAAAACTGCTTGGAACGCTGCTTTAATTGGATTTGTACCAGTTGGTTCATCAATATAGACTGTTGGAACAGTTGTATATCCAAAACCAGAACTAGTAATACTTACTGCAGTAATCTGTCCATTAACAACGGTTGGAGTGCCTAGTACAGCACCTCCTGGTTGCCTGAAAGTGATTCTAGGTGTGAATGTATATCCAGAACCAGAATTAGTGATTGTAAGAGCACTGACAGCACCATTAGTAACAGTCGCAGAAACAGTTGCTGCAGTTGCTCCTACAGCAGTAGGTGCTTGAACTTGAACTACAGGTGGATTAGTGCTACTATATCCCTGACCACCTTCTAATAGTGCAATACTCTTAAGACCATTAACTAAAGCAGAAGCAGAAGCACCGCTACCATTCTCAGTATTAATAGAAATCTTTGGAGGATACTCAGACTTATATCCAGTACCATTTTTACTAATAGAAATACCAGTTAGAGTTCCAGTATCACTAATACGTGCATAACCTACAGCACCAGCACCAAAAGAAGGAATAGGTGCTTCAATAGAGAATAATGAAAGGAATCTACCGTTTAATGGTGCTGTTAAGAAGATAAATTGATCACCATCGATGAAAAAGTCTACTTTTGGAGTTAATAGACGATTATCATAAATTGCAAGAACATATTCATCAGCAATAGGTTCATATCTTGCACCAGATCTAGTAATAGTAAATTGTCTCTTACTTTCACCAAAACTACCAGAAAGATTGTCTAAAGCAACAATCGTATTCTCATTAAAACCGTTTAAGTAAGTAATATAAGTTGATGACGCATCATCAGCAGGTATTCTAGTTCTAGGAGCAGTAGTGAATATTATATTTGTTCCTTCGACACTATAGTCTGTACCAGGAATTAAAACCTTACCGTAATTACTAACAATCAAATGCTGCACAGAAGGTGGAGCAATAGGATTATCTTGAGATGTTAATGGGAAAGATTGTCTAGACCCATCAAAACTCATTAATGGACTTGCAAGGTTAATCCACTTTAATTTAACCTGATCATAAGAAACACCTGGACTTAGAGCAATATTGGGTCCAGCTTGTGCTTTTTCATAGTAAATTACTTCATCACCTATGAGAACAGAACCATCGTTCTCAAGAAATTGATCAACACTCTCTACAATTATTATATCGTCTGTCGCACTTATTGATTCTACTACCTTCGTTGCACCATCCAGAATGCTAATGTCTAGTTTATCAATATCCAAATAACCAAGGAAGTTATTAAGAATATTCTGTCCTAGACCTGTTTTTTCCTGAGATTGATAATAATACTCAAGAAACTTATTAAAGAGAGGATAATCCTGCTCTACAAATTCGGGAGTCTGTCTATTGACTGCCTGTGAAACCTTATTGATACTTGTCATCTAATGCTCTAATTATGATGAACTGGATGTGACTGCAACCGTTGATGGTGTTTGATCAAAGATTGTTGGTGTCAAACTATTTAGTGGGATAGTAGGAGGTGGAGTCGTTCCAATTGCAGCGACTGTTATTTCTGGTAAAACGATATTAATAATAGTTCCTGGTGTAGAAGCAGGAATGCTACTAGAGTTCGCAGGAATAAACTGAACAGGAATCTGTAATCCAGTAGGAAGCAACGATGCATCACTAACACTACCAACACCAGTAGTGGAATCAGTGATTGTAACTGCAGTTGTTGATACGTTAGATCCAGATCCAATTATATTAACTGGTCCAAAAGCAATTGTTCCAGTGTCATAATTTACTGTACCCGCACTAGTGTTAGTGTAAACCTTTCTAGTTCCAGTATTATAGAAGGTTTTTAACTTACCAAAACCATCATCTTCAAATTGTTGATCAATACCTGGTCTGTCAGAAGTTCTAAACGATCCAGATAACAAGATTGGTTCTTTTGTTGTAGTTGTAGATGTAACATCAGTCGAACTAGGAGCACTGTTATAGAGTGCTGAACCAGTAGAAATGGTATATGTGTTGGTTGAGTTGGTAATTGGATTAATGTACCTTAGAATAGTTGTCTGAAGTGAAACGTCAGTTACACATTTGTCTGCCAATGTAACCGCTTTTTCAAACTCCTGTGATCTAAAGGTAGAATTAAAATTGTTTATTTGTGTTTGACTAGCCCAATCAGTAATAGCATTTGACACATTAGTCTTAATTGTTGATGTATCAGATCCGCATCCTGTATCATATGAAACAAAAACTTTAGGATATATGAAAATATTCTCTGGATCAATGACTACAGGGTCAATAGATGCCATTGCATAGTTCCTAAGTGAAGCAGCAATAGTCTTTTTAGTCTGATCATTGAGTAATGATCCTGTTTTAGTTCTGATAGCAATGTATACTTTTCCGTAAATTGGAGGATTCAATGAATCTCCACCATATGCAACTACAGAATCTGCGTTATCATATACCTTTTTAGTAATTAAAGCGTAATCTTGTGCGGTAACTGCTCTATATTGAGAAGAATAATACCGTGGAGCATTGTATTTAATAGATTCAACCGACTCAGCTGCGGCTCCTAATTGAGATTTATTGACAATTGTGAGCGTAGTATCGGATGCAGTGTAAGATCCTCCTAAAGAATCGCTAATTTGACCAATAAATGAGAGTCTATTGATGTCATTTGCTTCAGCACCATCCGTAACTAGGTACTCAAGAGTAACAACTTCTCCATCTTTTAAAGCACGACCTATACTATCATCACCAAATTTAACCTCATAACGCATATCTTCACCCTCAGAGAGGAAGAATATCCTTGAAGTAGCGGTAAGATTAGTTACTGTGTCTACTCTATTGTATAAATCAGATGTTGTTGAAGATTCGTTTGCTTTTACCCTAATACTTAAAGTGCTAATATCGCAGTTAGGAGAAGGGATTACATAAGTCTGTTGTTGGAAAGTATTAACAATATAAGAAAATGAAACTATAGATCCTTGTCTAACTACAAGATCACTTAAAGTCGCCTTTCCTGTAACAGAATCAACAGATGCAGTAGTAGGTGCAACGACATTGAAGAAATACTTACCACCAGATACTACTGGTCCTTTAGCAAGGGTAATAGTACTTGGATATGAATTACTTGTTTGCGTTGTTTGAACGTCTAAATTTATAGTTGCTTGGGATGCAATAATAGAACGTGGAACATAATTTAGTAATTTTGCAATATTTACAATATTGTCTCTAACTGTAGCAGAAGGTAAAAACGCTTCATTTAATGACATATTAGCATTAAATGACGTATAATAGGTATTATACGCTAATACATCGATTAGATACGATAATGCTGCTCCATCGAAGTCATAATCAGTAAACTCTTCACGAGTCCTCAAATAGGACTTAATAGATGCTTTAACATCGGTAAAATCTAATGCTGTAAGATTATTCGGTTGCATTATTCAGGTCTCTTTAATACGAAATCGACAGATTCAACGATAGGTTGTCCAACTATGCGATATTCTACAGTAACATCAAATCTACTATAGACTTCTGATACGTTAACAGTAACATCGATTAGACTAATTCTAGGCTCATACTGATTAAGAGTATTTATTATCTCATCTCTAACTGCATCAGCAGTCATAAGATCTAAGGGTTCAAACAAGAGTTCAAATACTGCACACCCAATATCGGGTTGAAACAATCTTTCTCCCTTTTGTGTAAGAACTAAACACCTTATTGCTTGTTTAATAGCATTCTCATTCTTAACGACACCACTATCCTTCGTAATACTATTACGTTTTAACCCAAATGCAATATCTTTAAATGCACGGGATAAGTTTACTTTCTTACCAGAAACTTCTTTTAATGCCATTAAACAGTATAAAATGTGTACTTAAGAAACAATTCTTCCATTGGAACAACTGGTCTAATCACTCGCACATAATATCGATTATCTATCAGATATTTTTCACAATTTGGATGGTCAGAATGGTTAATAAACCCTCCTAACGGTGTCCTAATAATCTCATTATCAATAATAAGATGAGACATACCAAGTTCAGTGCCAACATCTATTGCTACACGGGTAAAGATACCTTGACCAGCAATAGAACTTTCATTGATGAATAATCCATCGGGCAGTGCCTTATACATCACAACTACATTATAACTATCTTACTATTTAGTCGGTTTTCCTAACTGCGTTCACGCTTATGACTAGTCGATCAGTACTATTATTCTTTTCATACATTGATCCATGCTTTAACCATGATGGAAATATCACTAAATCTCCTGATTCTGGTTCAAAATGCCAATATTCATATAAACTTTCATCTCTTCCCTTCTCATCCAACCTATAATTAAACTCTATATGAGGATTTGGATTTTCAAAATATAATTTACTACAATTCTTAGGTGCATTAACAAATAATGCAGCAGATATTACACTAAAGGGGTGATTATGTTGTCTTAAGACACTCCCTTCAGATTGGAGGTTAAACCAACTATTAGTCAAAGTTACTGGTTGTATGCCGTATTGCTTCGCATACCTGTTTAAAACGTCCTCTAATGCCTCAGAAAGGTCTAGACCAAGGGTTTTATCTATCTCATTTAAAATACTGTCTGTATGAGAAAGAGGACGTGTACTGCCACTAGAGCATACTGCGTCCCCTTCTAACATATTATGTTGACCTGATTGGTAGTCCTTACAAAAATCGACTATAGGTTGAACCTCTATAGTCTTTAATAATCCCCTCCAATGGGTTACTGGAGTGGGAAAAAGGTTAAAATCGGTCTTATTTGGTCTCAAAATTGCTTAGGATGAGTAATAACATCACCATGTATCTCACCGATGTCATCTATGTGAGCATGATCGATCTGTTCAATATGCAAATGTTCTAAAGAATTAGCAATTCTTTCAAGTGCATTAGCAATTCGATTAAATTCTTCACTCATTGTTGGCTTCTTTAATTGCCTCTATTATAACACCTTTTAATTGTCTTAGCTTCTTCTTTCCGAGACCAGCTCGTGTATCAATTTTTACCTTCAACCAATAGACAAAAGCAAGTACTAGTATGAATTGGATACCTTCTCCCCAAGAGAGGTTCCATGCCTCGTTAAGATCTAGTGATGCTGCTGCAAAATGAATCATTTTCCTTGTCCTCTATACTTCTTTTGTGCATGGTTTCGTGAAGTCGCTGCAAGTTTTGTTCTTGCAGAACGTCCTTGACGGGTTTTCTTGGGTATAGGCTCAATATAGTTCTTATCTGAGCCCCAAGCAACGGATTTTGCCATAAAATACCTTAAATTACGTTAATTTGTGGATCGCTCGCCACATATATGCTTATTATAGCACTTTTTTCTCAATTTTGTCTAGTTTTTCGTAAATTTTAGTGAAATTTTGGAATAAATCGAGATCTTTGTCCTCATCTGATGGTTTATAGTAGGTTTTATCTGGTGTAGGCATCTCTTGGATCCTTTTTTCTATCTCTACTAACCTACCAGCGATTGCTTCAAGACACATGTTAATTGCATCATGTGCTTCTTGATTATCTTGCCAAGGATCAACGTTTTGTTTGTTCGACATCATACTCAATAATAATTTTCTTAGATGTTCTACCAGTGGAATCGAATACCTCTCTTCTCTGCATAGTACCACCTAATAGTGCAGTAAGTGTAAGTAACTCACTTATAATCTCACCTTTATCCATTACCAATAACCTCTTCGTGTTAAATTGTCAATTTTATCCTGAGTAGTTGCCAGATCGATAGGAGGGAACCAGCGTTTCACTTTACCTCCTATGACCAGACAGTAGGATTTGCAGAATGGGAACTTCAATTACTCGAAGGTGACCTAAAATACTTGTTAATTACCTCTATCTGGTCATGATAACGAGCAATTTTGTCTAATTCTGTCTGTATTGCCTCTGTAATATCGGAATGTTCTCCAATACCAGCAGGATTTTCTAAGTAAACATTGACGTTTACCTTATGTTTTTCAATTTCACCTTGAGCATGTGCTAAAACTGCTCTAAGTAACTGTTCTCTCATGT